GACGCTTTTAGGAGAAAGAGCGGCGGTCACGATTATGCGAAAGCGTACAAAGAATTAGATTCCACTGGGCACTGGTTCTACAGTGTCAAAGGCAACTTTAGACTGAGACTTCACGAATGCCTTTACAGCAGCGAGAAGATCCTGCGCAAAAAGATTGAGAAGGTAATCGACGCCATTCCGGGCTTTCGCGACTCCGAAGAGTTTAAGACAATCATCGAACGTTTCCCTACCTACAAGCATTTGCAATGAAACAATTACTCGACACCTTCGGCCGCTGGGGCTTCACCGGGCTGCTCGTCGCTCTCTTGGCGATTTCGGGCTTCTTGATTTTCTTCGATCTCGTCGGTGCTCCGCTCTTCTTTCAAGTCTTGCAAAAAATCGTGGGAGTTATTGGCGTATACTTGGCCATTTTTATCGGAAAGCAGGCTTGTTTTGCCGATTTGTTCCCTACTTCTGTGACGCGTTTTTTTGCCTACATGAGAGAGCACGCGAACACCGAGGACGAATAACACACACTACGTGACAAAATAGATGAGCGAACACAAATATAAGTTCGACTGGAGTTTCTCGGATACGACTTTCACAAAGGATAAGGGGCAGGTTTTTTCTTGCTTTGCGTGTGGTGGAGGTTCGACTATGGGATACAAGTTAGCCGGATTTGATGTTATAGGCTGCAACGAAATCGACCCTCGTATGATGGAGGTTTATCGAAAAAATCACTCCCCAAAGTATTCGTTTCTTGAGCCGATTCAAGAATTTAAGAAAAAGGAGAATTTGCCCGATGAGCTATACAATCTTGACATATTGGATGGTTCTCCTCCTTGCTCTTCATTTTCGATTGCAGGAAGTCGGGCTAAAGCATGGGGAAAGGCGAAGCACTTCCGAGAGGGACAGGCGCGGCAAGTATTGGATACGCTCTTCTTCGACTTCATCGACCTTGCTAAGAGATTACAGCCCAAAGTAGTTGTTGCAGAGAACGTGAAAGGTATTCTGCTCGGTGATGCGATACAATACGTCCGCCGCATCTATGAAGAGTTCCGCGCGGCCGGTTATTATTGCCGGCATTGGTTGTTGGATGCTCAAAAAATGGGAGTTCCACAACGCCGGCAGCGTGTTTTTTTCGTCTGTTTGAGAAAAGATCTCGCATCACCATTTCTAAAGCGCACCGGATTATTCGATGAGAGTTTACGGCTTGATTTGAATTTCGATGAGGAGTTAATTCCTTTTGGGCACGTGGTAGATTACTCCGGTAGAGAAATAACATCGCCCAAAATGAGAGCGCGCTGGGAACGTCGTCAAGAGAACGACACTTCTTTTTCAGATGCTTCTTTGAGAATGTGCGGAAAGAAGATTGCTTTTAATACGAGGTTCGCACACAATGAAGGGATTTGCCCATGTTTGACCGGAAAGGAAGATTGTGTTGCGTTGTATGACAAACCGAAGTATCTCGGAGCAAGCGAGGTTTGCAAGGTCGCCACCTTCCCCCAAGATTACGACTTTGCCGGGCAACCACCTCACTACATTTGCGGAATGTCTGTCCCCCCGGTTATGATGGCGCAAATAGCGTCACAAATCTATTTACAGTGGCTTTCTAAAATATAACCACACGGCGCGCCGCTCTTGGGATTGGTAAGAGTAAGAAATGAGAGCTTGTTGCTTCGGGCGGCGCGCCACATTTACACCTAAAAACAATAAGACGTTATGGCTACATACGAACTTTCCGCACATGTGGATATCGTAGACCTTCTCGACGACGTTTCCTACAGTGAAGAAGAAGACGTTCTCCTTGAACTTCTCGAGAGGTTTAACACCAAGAATGTAAACGCCGCTTTACGCGAATACTTCGAAGATGAAAACGAACGAGTGACGGAAATTCTCGGTTGTGTGAACTACTTCGAAGAAGGGCGCGTCCTCCTTGATATTCTCGAGAAGTTTGACGCCCACAACGTAAACGCTGCTTTACGCGAATACTTCGGATTACAAAACCGAAACAAACTCCCCGATTTCGTAGACGCTGAAAAGTTATGAAAACAATTTCCCTAACCACTGATGTGAAAATTGACGACGTCCTCAAGAGCGTGGAAGACGCGAAAGAACAGGACTTTCTCATCGAGGTTTTCAGTCGTTTTCGCAGAAAGAACATAGACGCCGCCATTCGCCTGTTCTACCGAGATATAATAGCACACGCCGCCATAGCCGAGGACTTCAAATTAAATGATCGCTACAGGTGGATGCACAAACCTATATACGGGGAGGAACTTCCCGATTTTGTGAACGCTAATAAGTTATGAGTGCAGACAGCACCCACCCCTTTACACCTAAAACAATAAGAAGACATGAATACAATACAACTGAACGCCACGCTCGAGATTGAGGACATCGTCAACAGCGTGGAAGAGAACAAAGAAATCGACTTCCTCGGGGAGCTGTTCGCCGCTTTTGACTACGTCAACGTAGAGGAAGCCTTTCGGATCTACATCGACAAACAGATAGCGAGAGGGAATGGCTGCCCCGCGTTTGTGAATCCCTCGAAGCTGTAACGACATAGCGCGCCGCCGAATTGAGTTAGATATATAATTGAATCGTAAAGAAGTTAGTAGCCACAGGCGGCGCGCTCCCACACGTTTTTTTCATCTCACCATTTGAATGCTTCCCCGCGCCACGTCGCGATGATGCCGCGCGGGAATGGCGAGCACCGGTTGTGTAGGCGGTTACTTTTGACTGACTTTCATTTCTGCCCTCGGTGGTTCGACTCCACCGCTCGCCGCGATTTTTTGTTCATTAGTAAGAATTGATTTCCCGCGCCACGTTGTGACAACGCACGCGGACACGGCACGAAAGGTTGGCGATATCGTATGCTGCCAGTTCCACCTTCGCCTCGGGGTTCGATTCCCCGACGTGCCACAAAGTATTTTTCGATTCCATACTATCCCGGCTGTTGCCCGCTCGTGAGAGTAGACACAGCCACACGGCCACGGAGAGTGCAAAGCGTTGCATTTTCACACGGAAAGGGAGAGCGGCACATCTTGTAAATAGGTAGGCAACTCGTTCAATTCTCACTCTCCCTCGGCGGTTCGAATCCGCCCGTGGTCACTAACATGTGAAAGTGAATGAAGAAAGTAGACAAAAAGAAGCTCGCACAAGCATTCGCCAATCCCGACGAGTGCGTGGAGCTTGAAAAGATCAGCCGCGACGTCATTCGAAGCGTCGGCAAAGGGAGGACGATCCGTTTTATCCTCCCCACCCCCAAAGCCACCGAGAGCGCACGAGCATCCGTCAATTTTTTGCGCATCTTCGAAGACCTCCCGGTATTCGCCAGCGTCGACAACACGAAACGCTGGATCACGATAACACGATTATAAAAACTCACCCCGATATGGAACCGGTCATCATCGTAAGCCCCAAAGATTTGGAAGCCCTCGTGAAGAACGCCGTGGAGAAAGCCCTCGAAGCACGCGACCGACGAGAGGAGGAAGCGAGTGAGCAGGTGTTCGGGCTGCAGGGTATCGCCGATTTGTTCGGGTGCTCAAAGATTACGGCATTGAAATACAAACAGACGTTTCTCGCCCCAGCGGTGAAGCAAAGAGGGCGAAAGATTGTCACCGACGTAAAACAGGCAAAGCGCTTGTTCGCCCTACACGCCGATAAAAACTCCACACTATGATATTCCCAGACGTAGCCGTTCAAAAACAATCACTCACGCACGCTCTTGTCGTAGTCCCCGCCCCGAAGCTCGCAACGCGCACGGCGTTCATCAAACGTTTCAGCACCGACCGGCACGCGTGGTTCATTCGATCGAGCATTCAGAAACACGACGGTTCGGCGCGCATTTACTTCCGCGTACCGGCGGGAACGGCAAAGGACACCATCGAACGAATCGTAAGAACGGCCGAAGAGGCTTTCGTCGGAGCGTCGGTGTATGTTCAGCCACTGACCCCCGAAGCATCGAAGTTCGGCCGATAACCTCATAAAACCACACACCATGCATTTCGAATACGACCGCGACAAACTTGTGGAAGACGACATTAAACACGGCACCTCGGACGAAATCTCCGCAGTGATCGAAATTCTCGAGGAGGACATCGAGGACGCGCTGCACACGCCCCCTGCGGAACTTGCCCGCGACCCGTTCCTTCTCTACGGCGATACGGACGACGAGAACGAAGCACTCGACGAAGGGCGGCTCTTTGCCGGCCATGACGAAGCGATGAAACTCTACCGCTATTTGGTTGGCCTGCACGAAAGAGCCACAGAAGCACTGATCGCACGGGAAGCATTCGAGGAAGAGAGCCGCTGTCTTCGCGCCGAGCAAGTGAACGACTACTCCGACCGCTGCTGCCCACAACCCATATACTACATATAAATGACAAACGGCGAATTTTCCGCCCTCCTTGCCCACCTCGCCAACTTCAACGCACTGCTTTTCCGCATCGCGATACGCGAACGCAAAGACCACAAAGACGTGATGCGAGAGTTTGAAGCCCTGCGACACCAGAAACTAAAAACCATAACCCATAAAAACAAATAGAATATGTCACTTATCAAATCTCCCTCCGAAATCACAGCCCCCGCCACTTGCAAGGTGCTTTTGTACGGCAAGGCCGGCACGGGCAAAACGACCCTCGCTCTTTCTGCTCCCGACCCGTTGCTCCTCGACTTCGACGGCGGCGTTTCGCGTGTGAACCGCGCACACCAAACGGACACGGTGCAGATCACTTCTTGGAACGACGTGAAAAATCTGTTCTACGCCACGGCGGAACTCGCTAAATATCGCACGATCGTCGTCGATACTATCGGCAAGATGATGGACTTCATCATTCGCCACGTCTGCGGAACGCAACAGCCGCAAATCAGACAATGGGGAACGATCAACGCCGAATTTAAGTGGTTCACCTCGGCACTCGCCGGGCTCGGCAAGCACGTCATCTTCGTAGCACACCAAGACACCCGAAAGGAAGGCGAAGACACGATTTATATCCCCGCTCTTCGCGAAAAGAACTACAACGACATCGTAACGGATCTTGATCTGATGGGCTTTGTCGAAATGCGCAGCGACAAGGGTACGCCGATTCGCACGGTCACTTTCGACCCGACGGCACGCAACGACGGAAAGAACACGTGCAATCTTCCGCCCGTTATCAACGTCCCGGTGATTCTCAACCTCGCAGGCGAAACAATCGCCGCCAACGACTTTGCAAGTCGTGAGATCGTAGGCGCATTCATCGCTCGCCGACAAATGGACGTTGCGGCATCGAAGGAGTACAACGAAGCCCTCGAAGCCCTCAAAGAAGACGTGGCACTGCTCACCGACGCGCAAAGCGCCAACGACTTTGTGAGCCGTATAGACGGCTACAAAAAACACGGCGCGTCGCTTGTGTTCAAAGCAAAGGAGCTTTTCCGCGCCAAGGTGAAAGACTTGCAGCTCGTTTACGACAAAGAAACGAAGACCTATTCCGACGCCACCGCATAACTTCTTTCTTTTTATTGTTGATGACCGGGGCGGCTGATCGCCCGCCGAAAGGCCGCCCCACTTTTATCCCCACTAACGAATGATTAAATACAAGATATACCCGACGCTCTTGGACGCGTATTGGCGCTACAAGCATGCGTTCGCGGTTTGGGAATCGTACTACGGATTTAGCGACGAACCGAAATACACGCCCGAGGAGTTCGAGCAGAAATGCTTTGAGGAACTCATCGACAAGATCAACCGCAAGCCACTCGAAGACAGCACCGCCGCCGATCGGGGCACTTGTTTCAACGAGATAATCGACAGTATCGTTACCGGCCGCCCCTCGGAGCGCATTCACGTAGAGCGCACGAAGGTAGAGACGAAAGAAGGCGCGGTGCTTTTCTGCGACGCGGCAATGATCCGAACGAACGACGCGGGCGAACGAACGATCGACGAAAGGAAATACCGATTCCCCGCCGATTTCTGCCGACGCATCGCCGCCCCTTACAAAGCAGCCGAAGCCATTCCCCAGCAGTTCCTCGAAGGCGTGGTGCAGCTCCCCGAAGGCGACGTTTATTTGTACGGATTTGCGGACTACATCACCCCGACGGGCATCGTCGATTTGAAACTCACGGGGCGTTTTACGGTCGGGAAGTTTCGCCACAACTGGCAGCACGTCGTTTACCCGTATCTGTCGGCGAAGATGGGCGCACCGCTTACCCGATTCACCTATGATGTGATCCACGCTGTGCCGAGTAAACGAAACGCGGCCGGCGCCCCCGAATGCTACAACACGCTGGAGCGTTATACGGAGATTTACAACTTCGACCCGATCGAAGACGGCCGCCGTTTGGAATTGGAACTCTCGGAGCTCGTCGCCTTTCTCGAAGCGAACCGCGAACGCATCACTGACAAGAAGATTTTTGCGCTCGACCAATAAAACCACACACTGATATGGATCTGCAAGGAACACTCTACGAGATCAGCCCGACCGAAACGCGCACATTCACGGGCAGAGACGGGCAACCGCGAGAATACACCTTTTGTGAGGTCGTTGTCGATTGCTCGACATACAACAAGATGACCGGCGAACGCTACGAAAACCTCGTTCCCATCTTGTTTACTGGAAAGGCACTCGACACGTTGCGCAACATTGCCATCGGATCTCACGTCAATGTTGAGATGCACCCGAAGGGCGGAAGTTTCACACCGCCAGAAGGCGGAAGCCCACGGCGATACGTTCGGCTGAAGGCTTGGGGCATCAAAGTAACAGCCGAGCCGCCACAAGCGCCCACAACGCCCGCTCCTCCTCTCCCATCGGCACAAGTGCCACCTGCAAATCAACCGCCCGCACCTCCGACGTTTGCCCCGCAAGACAGCGACCCTCTCCCGTTCTAAACCGATAGCGATATGAAACGAACGCTCGTACTTGACGCTCTCGTTGAACTTCCTACTGCAAAACCGCGTTGCACAATATCTAAAACTGATTTGTCGAAGGCAATTAACTACCTAAGACAAGCAGGTATTTTCTACGAACTGCACTCGGAGCGAATACAAGACCGAGACCACGCCCGACTGCTCCGCAACCTCGCAAGGAAGTTCGAAGCGATGCGCCGAAAAACATTTCCCCAATGTTCAGATACACCCTCGAATTAACTCAATACAACCGACACGACGAACAAAACTTTGCCCCACTGCGGCTCTTCCTCGAAACCTCGCCCGTCGGAGAATACGTTTGCACGGTGCAACGGAAGCAACGCCGAAGGACAACACCGCAAAACAAATATCTCTGGGGCATTGTTTACCCGATACTCTTAACGGGATTGCAGCAGGCGGGATGGGAGTTCACGAACTGCGAACAAGTACACCAGTTTTTCAAACAGCACGTGGCCGGCGAACACATCATCAACTACAAAACGGGCGAAGTCGTGACACTCCCCAACTCGACGGCCGCGATGACGACGCAAGAATTTGAAACCTACATCGACCGCCTGCGTAATTACTCCGCACAATATCTCAACATCGAAATCCCCGAACCACAAAACGAAACACCACAATGAAATACTACGAATGTAAGACCAACGTCGAAAAGGTCAATGAAGAAGGCCATAAGGCCGGAAATCGTTTCTCCTACCTCGTGCTGGCCGACAGCTGCACACGCGCCGAGCAGTTGGTGAAGGCCGAATATGAGAATTCCGCCGCATTGGTGGTCGTTACGGACGTTGTCGGCCGAAAGTTCAACGAACTGATCACCGACAAGTGCGACGCACCCGAATTGAAGTATTACAAAATCGTCTACACGATCACCACGCTGGACGATCGCCGAGGCTTCGAATTCGACAAGAAAGAAGCCGCGCTCGTGGCCGCCGAGAAGCTGACCGACGCAACGGCCTTACTCTTTGATAAATTCGACAAGTCGATGCACAAGCCCGTACTCCTTTCGGTCGTTGAAACGCCGATTGTCGAGTTCATCAAAGACACAAACGAAGAAACGTCCGCCGCTTAATGCAAGATCCCGAACACCGACTCCAATGCGCCTGCGTCCGCTGGTTCAGATACCAATACCCACAACTCTCCTCGCTCCTCTTTGCCATTCCGAACGGCGGACGAAGAGACCCAGTGACGGGTGCTCGTCTGAAAGCCGAGGGCGTGGTCGCAGGGGTCTCGGATCTCATTCTTTTCCTCCCCTCTGACAAGCACCACGCGCTTTGCATTGAGATGAAGACCCCGAAGGGTCGGCAAAGCCCCTCGCAAAAGGAATGGCAGCAGCAGGTGGAGCGATACGGGTACAGATACGAAGTGATCCGCGACTTCTTAGAATTTGAGAAGCTCGTCAAATCCTACATACACCACAAACCCACACAATGAACACATAGTCATGGCACGCCCGACCAAAAAAGGGCTGGACTACTTTCCACACGACACGCACACCGATCAAGATACCGCGCTCGCACTCGTCGAAGCGGAGTTCGGATTAGAAGCGTACGCCGTATATTTCAAACTTCTCGAGTTCATCTACTCGCAAGGGTACGCAATCCCGTGGGGTTCCGATGAGTGTCTATTATTCGCAAAGCGTATAGGTGCCTTCGGCGTTTCATCGAGGATTTCAGAAATCGTAAAGGGGTTGGTTAGGCGTTCTCTCTTCGATGAGGGGGTTCTTAACTCGTTCCGGATGCTGACGTCGGCAAGCATACAAGTCCGATGGCTGGAGGCCAAGCGCAAGAAGGTAGAGGACATCGAAAAGAACATCCGATTAGTTCCAGACAATCGGACAGCCCCCAAAGTATCCACGCCCGAAAACAGCGTTAATACAACCGAAAAAGAGGTTTTTGCAGAAGAAACCGGGGTTTTTGCAGCGAAAACCCAAGTTATTGCAGAAACAACGCCACAAAGTAAAGTAAAGAAAAGGAAAGAAGATAATACTACTTCTCCTATCGTAGAAGTAGTACGTCCGAAATCGGACGCGCAGTCGTCGGGAGGGGAGGAGAAAAGTGGAAAATCAAAGAAGGGGGATTTAGACCTCGAAGCCTTCGCCCGATTCTTCAACGACACAATGGCCGCGCACGGCGCACAGATTCCGCAAGTGCGCAGCATCCCGCCCAACAGCAAGCGCGCTGCGTATGTCCGCGCACGGCTGAAAGAACACGGCAAAGAAGCACTCGCCAAAGTGGTTCAGAACGCCGCAAAGCTCAGTTTCTACAACGGCGGCGGCGCTCGTGGGTGGGTAGCCGATTTCGATTGGTTGTTTCGTCCGTCGAACTTCCTGCGCGTCTTGGAGGACACGAGAGCAAACGCCGTCCCGAAATCTACAAACGTAACAACAACCTCACAGCATGGCGCAACCGCAAAATCTGTCGACGATAATAGGGAACGGCAACGCCAACGCGGCGAATATTTCGACGACATGCTCGTCCGCCTTACCTACGGCAACGGCTAAAGCGCGCGAATACATCACGGAGAAATACTGCTCCGGCATTCAGCCGCTATTCGCTGCGCAGCCATTGCGCTGCTACCTGGGAAACGCACCGACATTAGCGCGAGTAGGCCGCGAATGTGACGACGAGTTTGCCGTGGCGTGGCTCTGCAAACAGATTCACGAGTATGTAAAGACGCTTTCGACGGCCGACCAACTAAGAGCGGCCGACATTCAAAACCTCGCACTCGTGATTTATTCGGCTTATCCCTCGCTGAACCTCGACGAAGTGATGCTCTTCTTCTCGCGTCTTGCTGCAGGCATCTACGGCATAGTAGGATACAACAGCGTGCGCGGTGAGAATATCACGGCAAGGATACGCCAATTCCTCGAAGACCGCCGCCGAGAGATAGAGCGATACGAAAGGGAGCGCGAACGAATGGAACGCGCCGCGGAAGACGAGCGCCGCCGCAAATACGCCGTCAGCTACCAAGAGTACAAACGAATGCTTGCCGCGTTCGTCGCCGAACGCTTCGATGGCGATGAGGACAAAGCGAAGGAGTATCTCGCCACTCACCCCGAAGAATTTCAAAACTACGCCCACAGTGCACAGAAAAGCACAAGAGCATAAGAACATCAAAGAAACAAAGAAACGTCGGCAGGCGCGAAATAAACACGTAAAGCAAGAAAGTTTGGCGCGTATTTGGATTCTAAGATTCAAAAGCCCGACGGATAAGAGCAAAAACACATCAGTATGAGCAAACGAAGCAATGGTAAACAAGAGAGCACACAAAAGCAATTTAGTTCGATAGTCGAAGAGTGGAGCCAGGCAAGACCTGATGATTCCTTTATATTCTTCTCGATATCACCAAGTTCTGCCGTCCATTGGCAGATGAGAGGGAGTAAGACCTGGTTAATTAAACTCATTAGAGAACATGCTCTCCCCCAGATTATGACGGACTTAGGAGTTTGGGGCGCTAAACCTATCTCGGACTCGGTGCGAAAAGCCTGGGGTTTTCCGCGCCGCTCGCTATGGCAACGCATCCGCGATTGGTTCTTTTCGTTCAAAATTAAGGAGGGGAAACGAAAGAGAAAAAAGGAAGAGCCTTACACAGAAGCAGATATTTCAAAAGGAGGCGGAATAATAACTGGAGAGGACGTAGCCCATCTTATGATTGATCTTGCTAAGCCTTTTGTTGGGCGCTGCGTCCATGCTGAAGTCGGTGTGCATTCTGCCGTTGTTTTTGTTCAAGATCGATACGGAGTGCACGCGAGCAGTATCGGGAATGAGCGTGATTGCTTAGATTTATTCAATGCGGTGAGAGAGGGAACGGTTGCGGGGAACTCTCTATATCAGTTCGCAGAAGAGAAAATGAACATGGCGGCGAACGGCGCTCGCTACCATGAACGTCTCAAAACCCTCCGCGTTCCGCTTTGGACGCGCATGAAGCGTCTGTTTGACCCTTTTGCAGAGTAGTCCTTTATGCAAGTACTCAACTTATCAATTAAGAAAGAAACAACATGAGCAAACGAAACAACAGCAAGACCGAAAAACAAGAGATCACACAAGAGCAATTACACGCGATAGCCAAAAGGTGGTACGCGGGCAATGAACGCAGACGCGCAGCAGTCTTGTTCTCGTTATCAGAGAATAATGAAGTCTCTGCAAACATCCTCGGAGAACGGCGCTATTTGGATAATCTCTTATATGCAAAGTCTATCACCGCACTTCTGCGAGCATATAGAAAGCCCTCGCTGTGGCAACGTGTCCTCGATTGGTTCTTTCCGTTCAACATCAAGTAATCTTCAATAGAAATGAGAGATATTTTGTTTAGAGCCCGTGACTATCACGGAGTTTGGCGCTATGGCAATTTACGTCATTGCATTGATGACTCTAATCCTATGTACGAGTCTAACGAATATTACACCATCAGAGAGCTGGATGTTGACTGTGAGGAAGAGGATGTCGTTATCCCCGAAACCATAGGGCAGCTCGTTTGGAAATCGAGCGATGGTTCCCACAAAGTCTGGGAGGGGGATATAATTAAGTGTCGACTCTTTGGAGTTTACCCCATCATTTGCATGGCTGTTTGGGATATCAACGACTTATCCTTTCATCTTCGCTGGCCTGGACAAATACAATACCGCTCAAAATATTCCTTCGTTGACTTCTTGAGAAACTTGTTTGCTGAAGGAGAAGGTGTAGTTATTGGCAACATACACGACAATCCGAGTCTTTTTAAGAAGGAGCCCGAAACCTTCAAAGAAACTGAATCGTAAAAACATAACTATGCAAGTAATCAAATTCCGCGGCCGCTCTATCGCCGACGGCTCAATCGTTTACGGCGGCGTGTTGCAGTACGCCACCGCGTCCTACATCGTTCAA